TGAAAGTAAATCCTATGCCACTCGCGAGAGCTGTCAATATCTACAATGTAGTCATCTGATAAATCTTCCCTATAAGAAACAAACTTCACTTCCCCTTCATCAGTCAATACTAAAAAGGACTTATAATCAGAGGCATTAGCAATAGATTGAACATCAATTATATCCGCTGTTTCTACTCCCAGTCCCAGAGGGCTTGTAGAAAATATATCAGTAGCGACTGTGCCTAAATCGGAAGAATCTGTTTTGTTTTTACTTAATCCTTCTGCATTACTTTCTATGTCAATTACTTTTTCATAAGTTGCAGGAGGATAAACACTACCCGAAGTGTTTATATAAACACTCACAGTATTAAGCTCATCTGTTCTTGTGAATCCTGTATTATCATTTAAATCAATATCATTACCTGCTGAGTCAGTCAGGTTAATTCCCCCCGACTCCCATTCAACCCAATCACCATCGTTCAATTGATAATATTCACCACTATTATATTTTCTATTGAATACATGCACACCTGTGGACACGATTGTATTGGCTGTTATATCAAGGTCAAGGTCATAACCATCTCTATGCAGTTCAACTTGATTAGTGCCAACAGTTATTGAATGCATAAACAAAGATGCAAAAGTATTTTCAAGAGCATAAGGGAACAGGACTTGGCAAACAACTTCTCTTATTCTATCACCATCAGTTACATATTCCGTAGAATAATATGTTGTGGTCTGCCCTGCTAATACAATATCAGTTCCGTCCAATGTGATTGTTAGTGTTACTAACTCCTGTGCACCAACCGCTAACGCTGCTTGTGTGGTAGCATTATCAATGATATAGAAATTGAACTGCTGATTGTCCACTACTCCAAAAATATCATCTGTCAATTTCTCTCTGAAATTAGGCTGATATTTTACAACATATTGAGTGACATCAGTACTGCCTATTTCTAATTTATAAGATACTGTATGATTCCGTTTTGTATAATCTGAACTGCTGAACCCCGTCTTCAACCCAGCACCTCGCTTAATTTATCTTTTGAGAATTTAGGCATGCGCTCTATATACTCAACAAAAGTATTCGGGTCAGAGGTCTGCACATTGATAATCGGCTGAGGAGCTTGTGATTGTATAAACTCTGGCATTTTACTATCAGGTATAATAGTTTCTCCTTCTCCGCCTTCTCCTATCATTGCAAGTGTGGGTTCTTCTACTCTGCCGCCCTTCGCAAATCCTACACCGCCTGCAACTCCTGCTACTATCCCGAAAGCTTTGCCGAAGTCCACTTGCCCTTGAGTAAGGGCAGTAATAAGCAAAGATACTCCTGCTATAATAGCAAGCTTGATAGCAAGTTGTTTCAAAAACTCACCCAGTTTAGAAAAGAACTGCTCCCACGACACTACCATATCATCAGTTACCTTTTTAGTAGTGCCTTCCATAGTGCCGAGCTCTGAATTGTATAATTGTCTCAGCCCTGCATATTGAGCAGCCATTTCCTGTGTGATTTTCATATTGTTTTCTTTCAGTATCTCCATCTCTTCTTGTGATAGATTTGTTGCACCTTGTATGGACTGCATTATCATATTTGTAGCTTCTCTGCCTACACGAGTCATCTGCCCTACTGCATAATCTACCATACCGGATACTTGGTCATAGAGCTTAAGCATCTGCGTGCCGAAGGTATCCCCTATCTCACCCGCCTTTTCATCAACCTCTTCCATTTCATTTCCCACAATAGGCCATAAAGATATATTTTCAGAAAGCGACCCATTGCTTTCTTCTAGAGATTCATTCAGTTTTACTTGTGCATTTTCTCGATTAATAATATCATCCAGTGCATCACTTGCAGCATCAGATTGCATAAGTTTTTGCCATTCTTCTTCTGTAATTATACCAGCTTTAATCATGGCTTCTTTCTGTAACATCAATGTTAGATAACGATCTATTTTCGCATTGTATTGTTCAAATTCACTTATGACATCTGATAATAAAATAACACGTTTTTCTTGACTCTGATTTACTAAATCAACTGCCTTTTTCTCAGTTTTGAGTTGGTTCCACCTTTCTTTATAAATGCCACCGTGTCTCGCTGCTAAATACTCAGTCCATTTTAGTAATTCTTCACTTGCAAGTATTTCCTCATCTGTTGCTTCTCTAACCTTTTCAGCCATTGAAGACCGCTTCTTTGCCCAGTCTTCTTGTGCTTTACCTGCCATTTCTTGTGCTGCGACATGTTGGTTTATAGCGTCTTTCAGTTCTATGTATTTCTTAATTGCTACAGTAATAGCAGTTACAGATGCCCCAATGGCAACTGTCCATCCTGCAATAGCCATTTTAGACATTTGCACAGTTAGCGTGAGTCCTTTGATTGCAGGGATTCCTACAGTCCAAATCTTAGTCGCTAATGTGGTTATTGTGGACAGCATACCTGTGAGTTTAAGTGTTGCAATAGCAATACCTAAAGAAATCATTGCCTGGGCTAAAACCTTCAGTGGATCAGGAAGCTCATTTATCACATTCATTATATCTGTAAATGCACTAACAGCCACTTTGAGTATGGGGATAACTACCATACCGACCGATATCTTAAAATCTTCAAAGGCGTTGTTGAGAAGTTTCATTGAATTCTCAAAAGTCTCAGAGTTTTTCTCATAAGCATCAGCCGTTGCTCCAGTGGAGTCTCCCATTTTCTCCATTATTTCATCTAAATCGTCTCCTGCTTCTCCGGTCAATACTAATGCGCCTCGCATTGCTCTAATAGAGGGGAAAAACTTTTGAAATATCTCTACATTTTCTCCTGTGGACTTCCATAAATCATCTAAAAAGGTGGATAGGCCCTTTGACTGCAATGCGGTTCTGTTGAACTCTACTCCCAGTTCCTCTGCGACCTGCTTTGCTTCATCCGAAGGCTTAAGCACCATCTGCATAGTTCTTGCTAAAGCAGTAGTGGCCTGGGCCGTCGGGACACCTTGTTTAGTCATTTCTGCAAGTGCTCCTGCGACCTGCTCAAACTCTACTCCCATACTCGCTGCCATGGGTACTACTTGGGCAAGGGTCGGTGCTAACTCATTAAATGTAGTTTTACCAAGCCTTACAGTTGTGAACAAAATATCAGATATTTCTTGTGCATCAGAAGCTTCCATTCCATAAGCATTGATGATAGAGGTCAGCACATCAACAGATGTTTCGGTGTCCGACAACCCCGCAACAGCAGTCTTAGCAGCCACCTCCATAAACTCCATTGAGTCCCCTAAGCTAATAGAGGCTGAAACTGCCTGATATAAACCCTCTGATATCTCGACCGCTGACTGCGGAACTGTTTTAGAAAGCTCTTTAATGTTCTCCCCAAACCCCATCATCTCTTTCGCTGACATATCCGTTAATGTGGACACATTAGTCATAGCAGACTCAAAACTGGAAGCGGAATCAATAGAATCAGCAAAGGAGTCGGTTATCATAGACAAAGCCTGCTTAAGCCCGTTGATTGCTAACCCAAAAGTAGCAAGCTTCATACCGGCAGAAGTCATAGCTCCTTGAAACGAAGCCGTATCAGCAGATAACTTTAACTGCAAATCCATTTCTTCTGCCATGCTTATCTCCTTCTGTTTTTATTCTTTTCCAGTCGCTTCAATTGCTGCCTTTTCCTGTATTGCCAATAAAGTATTGTGTCAATACCTAATGACAATAAAGTATGCCGTTTTGTAATATCATAGTTACAAAGACCCATTATTACTTCTTCTGGGTGTTCAAAGAGTCCTCCGTAGTCTTTACGGAGCTGAGCTTTTCGAATGCTCCTTCTGGCAAGATTGTTTTCGTATATTCCATAAGCTGATTTGCCTGTTCCTTTATACCCAATAATTTGAAAAAAGACAGGAGTGTGTTAAACACCTCCTTTGAGGAATAATCCCCCCATTCTTTATCATCATCCTTTTCGGCAACTACTTTCAACAGATCTAAACTTCTCTCAGCATATTTACCGGTAGGCGGAAAGATATTTGTTATGAATTCATGGCTTGTGGTCTTCTCTTCTTTTGCCAGCTTATTCATTCCAAGAACTACGCTCATAGGGATTGACCCATCTTCTGTTTTCTTTAATCTCAAAGACATTAGTTCCTCCTAATGTAATTTGTTTTATTTTATGTCGTCTCCTGCTCCTCATATTTTGAGTTTATAAGGTCGTCTCTTCTTCAATAAGAGTTATTGTAGGCTCTGTTATCTCAAGCTCAAAACCGTATGCAATCATGTCTTCACGGTCTTCTCTGCTGTATTGATTCGGCACAACATTGCCTGATATTTCAACATAAGCAGATGTTTCGGATACACCATTGAGCTTAACTGAAATAGCTTTTTCAGTCCTTGCGTCAATCAGTGTATCAATAGCATCCCCAAGCGCCTGCGTTGCTTCAGGGTCAAGAGATATCTTAGGCGCCATTGCAGTACCTATGAACCCTATCACACCATCAGCTTCACGGAAGTCAGGGCGTTCATTGATTGTGTTGTTCATTGCAAGTTCAAAACTTGTAACAGGAGTCAAAGTAATGTCAGCAATCGTGCAGGTAGCCCCATTCATCACAGGTGCAGGAGTTTCCGTATAAGTGACTGACGGCATCGTGTCACTGCTGACAGATTCTTCAAGTCCCTGGAATGTGAAGTTTGCAAGCAATACATCGCCTACTTCTCCGGAGATTGTAAAATCACCTTTACAAGCTTTCAGCTCATATTTCCTGCCACCTTCATAATATTCCAATGAAACGGTGTGCTGAGTGTCTCCTGCAGAAATAACATCATGCTGATAGCCGTTCTCTCCCGGTGAGTTTACGATTGCAGTTTCTTCCATAAGACATGCATTGAACAGTGCCCGCAATACTGCGAAATAATTTGCATCTGATTTAAGAATGTCCGGGTTTAATTCAACAGAAAAGCCCAGCTCAAATACATGTTTGCCTATCAGAGAATTACCTGCTGTCAGTTTATTGAAATGCGGTTTTCTTTCAACAGCTTCCTTCACCTCATTGAAAGACGGGTCAAAAAACGGAACTGCATCCGTTGCGCTTGCGGGAGTCTCGTAAGTCCCCGGAGTGGCTTCCGCTTTTGCGAGAATTACTCGTTCTTTATTCAGTATCATTTGTCCTCCTATCTATTATTAGATTTTGTATACATTTTGAATGTAACAACCATTCTGAAAAGTGTTATCTTCTCAAGAATGATTTGATAAAATTCATCTGTGTATATATTTGTTCTTTGCAAAACAGCATTATGCTTAACAGCCTCTGTATGTTCATCATACGGGTTATTCTCCAAAAGTTCATATAGCTCCTCAATAAGCTCTTCTTTCTTAGCGTCGGTGGTCTCAAATCCGTAAATAACAAGGTCTACCATTTGAATATCACGCCGACCTTCTTTCGTGCCTGCTCTTGTGTCGCCGCCTGCAACTCCGATAGCAGGGAAGTTTCCTTTGTTTACGACTGTGTCGAATGAAGGGATGCCGTCATAAAAAGTACAATCAATATTGCTCTGTATCAATGTTTTGTAAGAGTCTATTAATTCTTTTCTCATTCTCCCGCCATTTGTAATAGTTTTTCTTTAATCTCTTTTCTCCACGGAAGCATTTCTTTCAAAACCTCATCAGGAGTCTTTGTTACAGCGTCTCTCAAAGCAGGTACAAGAAAAGGCCTCTTTTTTATTGCGTATTCCTGCTCTAATTGCTCATGGTATTTTGCATACACAACATTAGTACCTACAGTCATAAACATCTTGCCCTGCTCATTGCTGAGATTAAACTTAAGGGACCTGTGTAGTCTTCCTGTCACAACCCCTAGTTTAGCAGGCCGTGGCCCTTGCAGATATTGAGCTCTTGCTATACCGACTATATAATACCCAAGTGCATCAAGAAAAGAGTAAATATCCTCTGACATCTTAATTCCCTTTTTCTCAAGGTCTATCTTGTCAAAAGCGCTTTTGGGTATGACTTTTAGATTAAACATTCACATACTTCCTGCATAATAGTTTTGACTGTTCAGGTATAAAGTCTTTGTTTCTGCGGTATCTCACTACTAACCCCTCGCCTAAATTCCTGGAGCTTACAAGCTCTATGCCTTGCTTTCTGAATTTGTATAGATACACAGCTGTGTCAACGATTGCATTATATAAAGCATCCGGTAAGCTTCCTTCTGAATACCCCGAGTTATACACAATCTTGAAGCTTCCTGTTAAGGCGTAGGATAGATAAACGATCCCCGCACTTGAAGTATAGTCTACATCAACATCAATCTCATTATCATCCAAATCATATACAATAACATCTAATACATTCAAATTATGTGTCAGAACTATTTCCCTTGCACGAGACAGATGCATCAGAATATCTGTATGAGATTCTGTGTACAGGTTTGTCTTGATGTATTGCTCTATTGCCGATTCAGCGACTTCAATCACGCTCAAAATAAGGTTGTCGTCTTCCGTGCCTGTCTTCTCAGCCTGTTCTTTAACATCCTCAATCAATGAAGAATAGTAAGAACTTGTCGGCTCATCTGTGTTATAGGTATAAAATACATAGTTATTGATTGTGTATGATAATGTTTCAGCAGGACCGTCCGAGTTCTTATAGTAAAGTGCTATTGTAAATTTTTCATAATCATCAATTCCATCCAAATCTAACTCTTGCGAGACATCTGTTGTATTCAGATCTGTTTTTGACAGTGTTGCAGAGTCAATTAAAGTGTCCTCTGAATCATATACCTTTATGATAATCTGAAAATTATCATTGTCCGCAACATCGTTGAACTCTCCTGCCATTTTCAAAACTAATGTGTCATCATTATAATCTTTAATACCCAGGATAGTCTTGAATAACTGCTCACTTGTAGAAGCAGGATCGCTGTAAATTTTTGTCTCTGCATCATAATTTGAATAAATTATCATGTCTGTTCTCCTAATAAATAATCAGCCGGGGGAAATCCCAACAAGGAGGAATCCTTTATTAAGGAGGCAACAAACCCCCCGACTGATTGTGAAAGATCCTTACTTATTCAGTCTCTTCTTCTATTGAAAGCAGTCCTTCAATAATCTCAGCTTTTGTCATGCCGTCAGAATTAAAGTAGTTCTCGGCTATCTTAACCAACTCATCTTTCTTGAGAGAATTCAGCTCAGCTTCCGTGAGCATTACCTCTCCGTCTCCATTACCGGTCTCTGAGCCGTCAGACTCTTCATCTTCAACCTCTTTAATCTGACCATGTGCGAGAAGTTTCTTCTTCATGTCCTCGTCCTTGAGAAGCCCCGAATCAATCTCCTCGCCTTTCTTAAAGGAGAAGTTCTTAACAATCAGATTCACTGTGCTTTTGTACTTAGCCATAATTTACTCCTTTTAGTTTTTTGTGCGTAACCAAAGTTTGTAGACGGTACTCGTGCCGTTTGCAGCAGTCCCTGTTGAAATAATCTTGATATACCTCTTACCCGGATACCTCTGTTGACCCCCTGTGGGCAATGTATCCCAAGTCATAGAATCTGCAACTTGTACAGAATCTAATAGGTCAATCTTATATGTCATCCAATTACTATCAGGGTCAGCAAAATATAAATCTGACCCAACAGCCACAGAGTCATTATCCTGCGAAGCGATAGATTCAAAGAATATATTGTCCACATCAAATGCGGGGGTGCCGTCTGCTGAATAATAATAGCGTATGTCCTTATCTGCTGAGCCGTTAATTGAAGCGTCAAACAAGTCCACTATTGTTGTGTCAGCAGCGTCCGCTGAAAGCGTGCAGGTGACAAGGGGAATATAGTAATAATTCCACCTGTCTGCTGCGAAAACTCCCAGCATAAGAATTGTTATGAGAATAAGTGTAATGAGTTTCTTCATTTCAAACCTCCTTATACAAGTGTTACACCGGTTATTTCAACGAATGAGTTATAATCTACGAGTCTACCGCAATCATACTCTTTTACTCTGACTGTAATCTGGTCTTTATCAAAAGCGAACTGGTCAGACATAGCTATTACATAACCGCCGACAGCTTTCTTGATTTTCCAATAACCATTGAAATCACCGAAGTAAATATTCCTGTCTGAACCGTTGTGTGTGGTTACAAGGTTGTCGTTCAGCTCAACAGGGAAAGACATAAGAGTATGATTTTTAGGTGAAGTAAGCGTATCCATCAAGAAAAGAGGTCTTCCATTGTCATCTGTCATTGACATGAAATATCTGTAAGTATCTTTTCTCATGAGCCATCTTGCATTAGGTTGATACTTGTTAGCCAGTTCTATGGATGCATTCACCAAATCCACAAAACCTGCTGTAGTACCTGACTGTGCAACCTGTGTAATTACACCATCAGAGGAATACTCATCCAGTCCTTTGCCGACTACACCGCCTGCACCGACTACAAATTCTTCCCATTTCTCATCATTCAATGCCTGCATAAACAGTTTCTGCAAGACAGCAGGTGCGTCAATAGCAGAAAAGTCCATGAACTCCTGCGGGATATAAGTAAAGCCTTTTATGGCTTTAACCAGATTATATGATTCCTGACCAAAAGTGGGATCACTGTCATCAATCACAGTATTCTGAGCTGTTCTTGATACTGAGACACCGCCTGTCACTCTCGGTAAATCACCGCTCTCCCTGTCTCTACGAATCGTAAAGCCAAGAGCATCAATATTACCGGTCTCATACGGGGGAGTTATGAGAATATCAATGAAATCTTCGGGCACTGTGTATCCGCCGGACGAGTCAGTAGAAGTAGACATAGCTTTCAATGTCTCCTTATCGTGCTCATAAACAGCCTTTAAGAAAGTTCTGCATCTTTCAGCCGTGTCCTCAGGGATAGCTATTTTCTGCTTGCTCATCTCAAGTCTTTTTGTAATAATATCCCCAAGTCTTTTATTGAACTCATCATTCTGCATTATCTTCTCAATATCATCTGAGTCCTTTTTCAGCTCATCAGATAACTGCTCTTTCAGCGCCTGCACCTCTTCGGAAATTGTTTTCTGAATCTCTGACAGCTGTCCCTTTGTTTCCTCATTCTGTGCTTCAGCTTCTTTCGGCGTCAATCCTTTATCTTTGTTCTCCATAATACACTCCTTATAGTGTAAGGTTTTTAAATAGTTTCTTTATGCTTTCTGGGGTAATAGCCTCTCCGTCTGTGACTGAGGCTTTATGATCCTTTATCTCAAGCAAAATTGATTTTATTTCGCTGAGCTGTTGTTCATAGTTCTTATTTTTATTATACACTAAATTCAAGAATTGTAAACTGCCTTTTCGTTCTAATATCTTCAACTTAGCTTTCTGAGATATGTTGTCATTCTCCATAAGTTTCTGAACCTTCTCAACATCAAGAGCTTCCGGGTTCATAGGTATACCGACAGAAGAATACTCAAGTAAAGAAGACGAAGTAATGTCAAGGCCCTGGGCCTCAGTCTCTTTCCATTCTTGCAGTATGATACCCACACTCCACGCATTCAAAAACCCTTCTTTATGCAACCAAAGTCTCTCAAGCCCCATTTTTGTCTTAGCGAATATAGTCTTTGCAAGCAACGCCTTTGAGCCGTCATTCTGTGTTATTGGTTTGATGTATATGTTTTTTGCTATGGGCCTTGTGCGGTCATGGTCCTCAAAGACAACAGGGTTCTTTCTGTAGTCCTCCATCTTAACACCGTCCGCACGGATGATATCGTTCACTCTGTCAGGGTTCTCCGTGCTGATTATAGATTTGATTGACCGCTCCTCTTCATCAAAGCCCTCAGGGTCCTGCTCACCAAAGAGCATGTAGAACTCGTCCCCGTACTCCGCGGTCTTCTTTTTTAACATCTGCTGTGTGTATTCTTTACGAATATTTTTTAGTATCATTTGTCCTCCTAATTTAATTTAGCAAATTCGCCGCATCGGCAATTGATAATATTTCTTAGACTTCCTGCCGGGTCAGAAGGATGTTCTAATCCTTCTCCCCATACCAAGTATTTCTGCCCCGGAGAGACTTCTTGGCCGTCTGCTCTCAAATGTTCCAAGCGTACAAGCTCATCAAGAGATGTGACCCATATAGAGTTCATGTTGTTTTTGGTCAACCCTCTGTGGTATGCCCGCGCATACGCAAATCCCATCTCAGTTCTTACTATCGTACTTGCTCTGTGTTTCTCTATATCAAACTGCTTCTGGATGATTTTTGTAATATCTCTCTCGCTTGCACCGGACATCAGCCCGTCTTCCAATACCTTAGATAATCTGTCATACAGGTTCGTTGTTATCAGCTTCGTCCGTCTGTTGAGGTACTGCTCTATGAAGTCTGTTACTTCAGAGTTAGGAGATAATTGCAAGTTAGGCTCTGTTACAACATCAGCCCCAAAGTCTTTTGCTCCCGTAATCACTCCTTTCCTATATAACTCTTCCAGTAAAGGACCAATCTTTTCTTCAAATACTTGCGGTGACAGCATAACAATCTCATCATAATTTACCTTCCTGGACTCTAACCACTCCTTGAACTTCTCAGATGTATTAGAAGGACGTGCGTTGTTAGCAAAGGGGAAATAGTTCTTATGGCTGCCCAGCAACATTTTCATAAGCGCATCATAAGCGCCTATGAGCTTAAGCTCATATCGTTTTTCAAACTCATCTTTCTGTGATTTGTTGCGCTCAAACTGCTTCTGCCTTACATAATCAATGTCAGATTCAACTTTGCGCTGAAAGATAATGCCTTTTTGTTTTATATGAGGTGCAGCGACAGGCTCAGCGTTCTTATTGGATTCAGGCTCTTTCTGGAATCTTTGCAATGC